ACTCATTTTGCGACTATACAGCGCGGCACTTACGACCCATCTTATAAATGGCAGTTAATCGGAAACATGTACTACACTCACTCGAATTATATTGATTTCGTTAGCTATTGCTCAGAGTTTCCTACAGGCGGTCAACTATACACTTATAGACTGCACAAAAGAGATTATCTAACTGAGTTAGTTTTGATGGAAAATAGGTTTAACGATTTTAAAGTTCTAGTAAGTGAAACAAAAGATACCATTTTAAATTCTACAATTTTTAATTAAATAGTTTAAACAAAGTGTTTACATTTACACAATAACGCGTAATAATGTAAGCCTAACTTCAATAAAGGGAAGAATAAAATGAAAGATGAAACAGCAGGTTACTTAGCAATCGCAACTGTCGTTACTTGTATTGGCGCATGGATAACCCACATTATTCATTGTTTAGTTACCGCTAAATACTTATTACTTATTGCTGGCGGGTTCTTTTTCCCTATCGGCATGATTCATGGGTTCGGTATTTGGTTTGGGGTGAATTGGTAATGGGTACTAAGGGTATTGATCAACGCCCTTATGATCGAGAAAAGTTTAACGATAACTTTGATGCTATCTTCGGTAAGAAAGAAAAGAAAAAAGAGGAGGTAAAAGATGCAAAGCCCAATAGAGATGAAAGTCATAAAGATAGAGGATGAGGATTTTTTCGTTCTCTCAGTTATGGTCGATGGAGTCTCTACACTTTACGAGATGGGTTCAGCGGTAGAGTTAATGGCTTTTCATAGGGTTTTGGCAGAGGTTTCTTTATCAATTGTTAATGTCGCTAAACAAAAAGAAGTGAAAATAAAAAAGGGGTTACACTAATGTTTGCAGAGCTAAATAAAATAAACGAAGAAGCAGATCAATTTTGGGCTGGTCAAGAAAAGCTATCACAGCGCGGTATGATGCAAAAAGCGTTAGAGGATGGCAGGTTACTAACTAGAATGGATTGCTTGAGAGAGTTCGGTATTATGAATCCTACGGCAAGAATATCAGAGCTAAGAGCAGCAGGTATTCCTATCGTAACTAGAATGGTTGGAATTCATAACCGATGGGATGTAAAAGTAAAGGTCGCTCAGTGGTTTATACCAGATCAAGATAAGCCTTTAACAGCAACTAAAAAACGTAAGTAGCCACGTCCTTTGCGCTGCCGCTGGTCAGTCTAGGCTATTAACCAGCACCTAAACTAACTTAAAAAGAGAGAGATTAACATGCAACAATATGACGATAATAACAAAGGCGCTTTATGGCCAGCTAAAGAAAGAGCCTCTGATAAGCACCCGCATTTTACTGGGCGAGCTATGGTAGGCGGTGTAGAGTATTACGTATCAGGCTGGAAGCGCGACCCGAATGGCAACCCAAAAGCGCCGAGTGTAAAGTTTAGCTTTAAAGCAGTTGATGAAGTTAAGCAGCAAGCACACCAACCGCAACCGCAGACGCAGCAGCAATATCAGCCTCTAGCAACTCCGCAGCAATACGCTCAAGCAACTGGCGGCCAAGCACCACCAGTTAATGAGGTGCCTGACTTCAACGACGATATACCGTTTTAGGAGTAGGTAATGGTAACGGCTAGAGCAATAACTAATGAGTCTGGGCATGTAGATAGTTTCCATATCAAAATGGATGGACTGGCTACTGGTTTCGAGTTTGACCCTTGGAAGTTCCAGACTCAGCCGTTCGGTAGGAAAATGATGCTGGTAGAGTTACGGAATAATGTTAGGGGCATAGATAGACTGGACCAGTTCGGTACTCTAGTCATGTACGCCCTACAAATGGGATTCGAGGAAACTGACTGGTGTACGCTAGGTGATAATAAAAAGAATGTCTGCCATGATCTGTATGTCGGCAAATACCTTTTTAGAAAGCTCAACGGCAGAATGTATAAGAAGAAATTGCAAAAAGGGAAAAAGAATGGCTGATTATATTGTTGTGCCTAGCGATGTTAGGTCAGTAGTTGAATCAAAGAAAGCGTTATTCGATATGATAGACGCAGGTGAGTCTTTTGGAATGTCGTTCAAAGGGTTAAGTAAGCGCACTCTATCTCAGAATGCTTTACTGCACGTTTGGCTAAGAGCGTATGCTGCTAAGTTATTGCTAAAGCCGCTGAAGACTATATCTGAGAAAGAAGTAGGGTATATGAAGATGACGGCAAAGCGTAGGTATTATGCTGAGACTCAAGCGCGATGGATATTAGAGGAAAAGGTCGATTTGATTACTAAGGAGACTAGCATGGGTTTAGCTAGTAGTAGGAAGTGGCCTAAAGGTGAGATGTTTAATTTTATGGTATGGCTACAGACTTACGCGGCAAGTAGGGATGAGCTAATACTAGAGTCTAGTGGCGACTTTGAAAAGAATTTTATCAGTCAGACTGAGGTTTAAATGGCTAAAAAATCACCACGGGCATTATGCTTAGAAGCAATACAAAAGCTGACTAGGTTAAAAGCGTCAGATGATAACGGGTATGCTTCTTGCGTCACCTGCGGTAAAACCGATCACTTTAAGTCTATGGATGGCGGTCACTACATACCTAAAGGTGCCAGCTCCTACTGGGCGCTAGAGGAGGAGAATATACATCCTCAGTGCAAAGGGTGTAATGGTTTTGGTATGAAGCATGGGGACGCAGCGCAGCGATATACGTTATACATGATAGATATGTATGGCCGTGACTACGTTGACGATATGCACGCTAAGAAAAAGAATCTTAGGAAGTATTACATAGCAGATTATAGGGCTATGCTTAAAGACTGGAATCAGCAGATTAAAGAGCATTTAAACAGGGTTGGGCAATGAAACAAGACAGAGTAGCTGAGTTTAGAGCAAGGCAGAAAGCTAAGGGTTTAGCTGAGTTACGGGGCTTATACGCACCTAAAAGGTTACACCCATCAATTAAAAAGATTATAAAGGACCTATTAGCAGATGATAACTACAGAAGCGTTCGAGATATTCAAAGCAGTTAAGGATTTACTAGAATTATCTGACGAGGAGTTAGATTACTTAGACTATACAACAGAGCAGGAATTTTGGGAGAGATATGCACCTACAGATAGAGTATAAAGAAACGGCAAAGCTAATACCTTATGTTAATAACTCACGCACGCATAGTGATGAGCAGGTAAAACAGGTAGCTTCGAGTATCAAAGAGTTCGGTTTTACTAACCCGATTCTAATAGATGAAACAGACGGTATTATTGCTGGTCACGGTCGCTTAATGGCTGCTCAGTTACTAGATATGCAAGAAGTTCCAACTATCAGGCTAGTAGGGTTGACGCAAGCTCAAGTCAAGGCTTACGTTATAGCTGATAATAAACTAGCTCTAAACTCAGGCTGGGATGTAGAAAAGTTAAGGTTAGAAATTGAGGATTTAGATTCTCTAGGCTTAGACCTTGACTTGCTAGGCTTTGGTGAAGTTGAAATAAGCGGAATCCTTGATTCACAAATTGATTACAGTCTTTTAGATGAATTAGTTGAATCTGATTTAGATGAAATGCAGGGAAATGTAAAGAAAGCTATACAGATTGAATTTGAATCCGAGCACCACGATGAGGCTAAAGAGCTTGTATCTTTCTGGCGCGAAAAAGGCGCGTACATAGGGTATATGGTTATAGAAACATTGCGAAAGGAAAAAGATAAATTATGATAGTCATGATACCGACTAAGGCTAGGCCAGCAACTCAAACTTATAAATTGTTAGAGGCTAGCGGTTTTATGGTTTATCATTTTATAGAGCCGCAAGATGTAAAAGATTACAAGGTTCCAAATATAGTAGATATCGGTGCGGATAACAAAGGCATATCTTTTGTAAGAAACTATATGCTTAACTGGGCTAGGAGTAATGGCCACACTCACGCCATTATATGTGATGACGATTTTGATCATTTTGGCACCGTAAAAGACAAAAAATCTGTTAGGGAGCCTAATGCTGACGCTTTAATTAAGCCTTTCAAGGTTTTTTGCAGCTCTAGCTTTGCCTTGGCAGGAATTAATCAGCGACAATTTGCTTGGAGCGAAACGAAACCTTATAAAGTAAACAATGGTAAGATGAATGGGTGCATCTTTATAAACCTTAAAAAAACTTTATGGAACTATAAAGATAATACAAAAGAAGATTTAGATTTTGCCATGCAATGCCTCGATAACTCACATAGTTTTATATATTTCTGCAAAACTTTTTACAACACGCCAGCAATAGGCAGTAACTCTGGAGGCCTGCACGATTTATATAGCAACAATGCGGATAGCTCATGGGCGAGAAACTTGAATTTAGCTTGGCCGAAATATTCAAAAATAATCAAACAATATGGCAGGATAGATTGTAGGGTAGATTTTAAGTCTCTAGCTAAAGATAAAGGACTAGATGTTAAATGAAAATATTGGAGTTAGTTCAAAAAGAACATAATGTCACTGTAGGCGATACTTGTCCGTATATAGAGCCAAACATAAAAGAAGATACGCTTTTTACTGTTGATGGCGAGGCTGTAGGCTTCTATATCAAGGATATATCTAAGTACAGCGCGAAAGCTGCTTTGCTGGCCGATATAGCAGACTCAGAGCTGCGAAGTAAGCGAGTTCCAAAGCAAGAAATGAGCAGAGGTCCTCAAGGTACAAAAGCAGATAAAATAAAGCGCATTAAAGACGGCGTATCTATTGTTACCCAGTTTTCAACTATATTGGGAGGCGTACCACCTAAACCACACATGAGAAGACCGTACCCTACAGTATCTAGCGTGCATGGCGTACCAAGCGCAAGACCGTTTGTAAAGGCTATGTTACTACTAGCTAAGGAGAGTGAGATGATAGTGAAGCAGCTCATGCCTGAACAGTACGAGCAGCAGGTGGCTTTAATCGCTAAGAACGCGCCTAAAAAGTACAGGTTCGGAGATATGTTTACTAGCAGTATATCTAACTTCAATATAGCGGCTGACTTCCATAGAGATAATGCAAACTTACAAGGGTGCTCTAATGTAATTATAGCAAAGCGCATGAGTAGCAAAGGAGGCAATACTAGCGTGCCTGACTACGGAATAACGGTTGATAGCGCAGATAACTCTATGCTTTTCTATCCAGCATGGCGTAACGTGCATGGTGTAACGCCGATAATACCAACTTGCGAGGGCGGCTATAGGAATACTTTAGTCTTCTACCCGCTAAAAAGTTTCAGTAAATTCACAGAAGATAATTAAATTTATTTGAAATTGTCTACCATTAAAAGAGATACATATGCGAGAGCAAATAGAAATTGACTTAGAAGATTTAGAAAAGCTATGCAGGTTAAATTGTACACATGAAGAGATTGCGGCATATTTTAACGTCAGCACAAAAACCGTACAACGCAGGTATACAGAAGAGCCTGACTTTGCAGCGGCGGTAGATAGAGGAAAGGCGCATGGAAAGCTATCATTACGGCGAGCTCAACTTAAACTGGTAGAGAGTGGAAACCCAACTATGGCGATATGGTTAGGTAAACAGTTATTAAAC